GGGATCTCTTCTGAGTTTTCCAATCTTATGTTTAGCAAATGCTTTCACAGTTTGTTATACCCAACAGAAGGGTCTTAATGACATTTCTGCTTTGTTCCATGGTGACGATCTCTTGATGAGAGGTACACCAGAACAGTATAACAACTGGAGAAAATTTACTAAATCCATAGGATTGGAACTAAGTATGGGAAAGAATTACATATCCCCAGTATGGGGAAGCATCGATTCGCAATGAGCAGACGCTCAGGCCGGTCACCGAAACGCGAGTGAGTGAGCGGACGCTCGGCAACGAGCGATCGTGAGCACGCAAGCGACGAGGTGAGGAACCCCAGAGGGGCCGGTACGGTGGCGAGATCTTCGGGTCTCCCAACGCAACCGAGCCCGCCGTTCGGCAAGACTCTGAGGTGCAGGGCGGGGTCGCCTACCCCGCGAACTGGTTCGCAGCCTCGGTTGCGAATGAGATCGCGGCAGCGAAGTCACCCAAGCACGTGAGAGGAGGCCTCCGGGAAGCCGGAAGCCACGGCGGCGGGATGGAGAGCCTCAGAGGGGAGAACGCCAGGAGGGCATGCGGAGCTTGGCGCGCCTTGTGCGCGACAAGTGATGGGCTCCCTGAAGGGTGTAAACCTCCGAAGCTGTAAGTTCCGTCAGAGTGCGGACCAAACAGCAAGGGAGGAATGAGCGTGGAGATGCGCTCACCTCTTCAGGCGGCTGAAAGCCTTGAAGGCGGCAAGCTCAGGAGCGTTGTCGGGGCGAAATAGACCCGGCTAGGAGTGCAGGAAGGCCTCTGAACGGGGCGCAGCGGCTTCGGTCGTCGCAGAACGTTCGGAATGGCACAGCTCGCTGAAAGCGTAGAAACGCTACGAGCGGGCCCCGGCGGGGATGGCAGCCCCCGCCAGACGGACCCTGTGCCCCGTAAGCGCTGAAGAGCAGGAAAGCCCAGGAGGGCTGCTGTGTTGTTTCCGAAGGATCTGCCGACGCGAGTCGGGGGGTTGTCGGAGGAGCACGGCGCAGAGTGATTGGGCGCAGCGCCCTGAAGGGGAGTCGGAAGTCTAAGAGAGGAGCGACGATCACTCACCTGTTCGTCGCGAGCGCGGAAGCGGATCCCCGGGAAGCCGTAGAAACGGCACGCCGGGTTCGTCCGAAGCCATGTGGGCGATGCGCCCCGCGCTTTGAGACTCTGTAAGACACCGCAACCCCATGAGGGTCTCGGCCACCGGCGCGAGCGCGGGCTTCGGCTACGCGAACCGACGGGCGTCCGCAAGGACGCATGGCCAGCTTGATCGCTGTGTTAAGCCCTGGAGGGCCGCAACCGGCGCGTCGCCACCGAC